ATTGGCTTTGGCGGTGATAAGCCGATCAGCGGAGCAAACTCGGTGGATTTGCTCAACAACATTCGTCCGGCAGTTCGTGCGTTGAGCACGAAGACACTCCCAATGAAGCGATTTGGGGAGATGCCGGAACTTCAGAAGGCACTACACAGTCTTGCCAATGCTACGCGGGCCAGCGAAAGGAACTGAACCTCGTGCCTTTCCCTTATCAGAACAGGTGTCGAGGGCCTCCGCCTCGCATCGGGGAAACCCACCATAGGGGATATAGTCAAAGACGGTGAAGTGAAGAAACACAGAAGAAGAGAAGAGTACCAAACCCTTCTCTCTCCGTGTTTTTTTTTGTCTGTCCCTATACTTGACAATGAATGTTGTTCTGTCGTACCTTCTTCACGGATGGACAGACCTACATCACCCTCGAAAATACCCGCTCTACTCGTACCAAATAGGAAGGGAAGACCAAAGGGGGCGGTGGCTCTCGGAGACAAGATAGACCTTAGACAAGTCGAACGCTTTGCAAGCGCTGGACTTACGCTCAACCAAATCGCACTGACCCTCGGAGTGAGCGAGAGAACAATCAGACGGTGGAGGGTTAATCCTGAGTGGTTGGCAGCGGAGAATAGGGGGAAGTCCTCAGCAAAAGCGATTGTCGAGGCGTCGCTGTTCCAGAAGGCAACGGGGTATTTTGTCGAAGAACTGGAATGGGAGCGCGTCGAGGTGATCCGCAAGAAGAGGGGAAAGAGTACACCCGGACAGGCTGAAGGGGGAGAAGGAGGACGCGGTACAAAACCTGTGTATGATACCGCCACCGAATTGGTGTTGATGAAGAAGAGGAAGAAACACTACGCACCGGACACGCTGGCGATCATGTACTATCTGAACAACAAGGACCCGGACACATGGAAGAACAGGACGGACCTTGACGCGAGGATAACGGGGAAGAAGGTCGAGGTCTTGGAACTGAGAGGAGCAACGGTGGCAGACCTGAAGCAACTCAATGCGAGAATCGCAGAGGCGAAGGCCCGACGCTTGGGTGGCGCGTCGTTCACTGGATCGGATGGGGTGACGAAGGCAGCGGACGTGATCGAGGGAGGCGATAAGGTGAGCACGACACCGGAAGGCGATAAGGTAGGGTCATGAGTGACAGATGGGTATGCACACACATGGGAAACGGCGAAGGTGAAATGATCGAGGGCGCGTGTGGGTGGGTGGGCGAGAGCGCACGTCGAGCCTGGCCTGGTCACGATCGGGCGCGCTAAGCATGCTTATTGGGGCCACGGGGGGGCACCCCTCCACGCAGGTGTGTGTGTTAGACAAAGAGGGTTGGTGAGAGTCACGGTGTGGTATTGAATGCAGGCTGGAAAGCGGAAAAAAACAAAAGGAGATTTTCATGAGTGCTGAAAATGAAGCGTTTGTACGGGAAAACACTTTGAGGACGATGAGAGAGAAGTTGGAGTGGCTGTTCGGACTCGGGCCGCGGCGTTTCAGGACAGTGGAAGCAATCGTGGGTCTGAAGAGTGTAGAGATGCAGGTGGAAGGGATCTTGCTTGCGTTCCCGTACATGACGCAGGGGTCGAGGGGAGAGAAGGTGGTGCTTTTGAATCGTCAGCGCTCGGAGACGGACCCCGAGCGCGAGGGGTTGTTCGTCCCGGTGAGGCGCTTGGAGCTGGAGGATGTGATGGAGATCTGCTGGTATCCCCAGATCGGGCGGACGATCGTGGTGGGCGGCGATGAGTAAGAACGTCATCGAGGAGATACTCGAGAGAGGGGACTCAGAGGCCCTCTCAGAACTCGAAAAATCGGTCGAGTCCGTCCTGGAACAGGAGCGGGAGTTTAATCCGGCGGCGTTCTATGAACCGAATAAGGAAGTCGAGAAGTTCACCCAGGCCGTGGGCGAGGGATCACACAAGGTGTTTATCCTTTCAGCCGCCAATGGAGTCGGAAAATCGGCCGCGGCAGTCTGTGTCTTGAGAAGCATCATCTGGGGGCCCGCAAATGAATGGTTCAACGGCAAAATGTACAAAAAGTGGCCCTACCCGAAGAAGTTCTGGTACATCACCGAACAAACCAACCTGAAAGACAATATCGTCGGTCAGTCCGCCGGCGCAAACGTGCTTTTCAATCAGTGGCTCCCCAAAGGACGCTTCACACTGATGAAGGGAGACTATTCCTACTACTCCCACTTCCAATCGGACAACGGATGGACCGGATCATTCAAGACATTCGATATGAGCCGGGAAAAGTTCGAGTCCACGACCCTGGGAGTTGTGATTTTGGATGAACCACCGCCTGAACCTGTGTTCGATGCTTGTATCGCACGCCTCCGACAGGGAGGAATCCTCATCATCGTCATGACACCACTCTCGGATTCAGCGTGGGTCTTCGACCGACTGGTCGAAAAGATGGACGAACTCGCGGGTCGCGTCTTCCTGGTCTATGCCGACATCGAGGCGGCTTGTAAACAACACGGCGTCCGCGGACATTTGGAACATGAAGACATCCAGGTCATGATGAGCCTCTGGAAAACGGAGGAAATCGAGGCCCGTGCACATGGAAAACCCACCCACCTTCGGGGCCGTGTGTACAAAGCGCTCCACAAGGAGCTGCATGTCCAGAGAGAACTCGATCCCCATGCCTTCAAGCAGAAAGAGTTCCGGATTTTCAATGTTGTTGATCCGCACGACGCCAGGCCACCCTTTGTGACATGGTTTGCAGTCGACAAGTTGCTGAATATCCGGGCAATCGCAGAGTTCCCAAGCGAACTGGAATACCGGGCCTTCGAGGATATCGGATCTTCCTGGGCACTGACGACCAAGGATGTGGTCGAGCGGATGAAAATGTTCGAGGCGAGTTGCGGCTGGCATCCCGAGAAAATAGTTCGTATCATGGACCCGAACTTTGGGGCACAGAAACACTCCGAAACCGGGAAGAAGGTATCGCAGATCTGGCGCGAGCATGGCAAGGCACTCCACTGGCCGATGCGCTTTCGCACGAATGTCGTCGACAAGTTGGAGCCCGGGCACGAACTCGTCAGAGAATGGATCAAGCCAAACAAGGACGGTCACGTCCGCTTCAAGATCGGTGACAACTGCACGAACCTCTGGCGACACATGACGCGCTACGCGTACGCGCCACGCGAAGGGAAGACCGCCGAACGCCATGGCCCCGGAGAGAAGGTTGCCGAAAAGTACAAGGACGGATGCTTCGATCACGAAACTGAAATACTTACAGAACGCGGTTGGAAGTATTTCCGCGATCTCTCTCGGACAGAATGTGTGGCAACACTGAATCTCCGGACACGACACGTGGAGTTCCAACTGCCTTCTGCCTGGCAAGCATATCCGTACACGGGTCGCATGATCCGATGTGACACTCCCACACTCGACCTCTGCGTTACGCCGGATCATCGCATGCTCGTGTTTCCGCAATCATACAAACTGCGTTTCCGCCACGCAGAAGATCTGCTCCGTCAGGACACGATCCCCATTGCATCACGCGGGGTTTGTCACGACGGGCCAACACACGTCGAGTTGTGGCCCGGACACAGTGTATCCTCGGAGGATTGGGCGGAGTTCATAGGCTGGTATGTTGCAGAGGGAAGCGCAACAGGAACACGAGGCGGCAAGATTCAAGTGCCGGGACGCGGCTATTCGGTCTTCCTCTCACAATCACAGGAGGCCAACCCGGAAAAATGCGATCGCATCGCAGCGCTCTTGAACCGCCTCGCCTTTCACTGGAACTACAAGGGCAACCGGGTATTTTCGATCTCCAACAAAGCCCTGTGGGAGATACTCTTTCCCCTGGGTCACAGTGAGGAAAAGTTCATCCCGCGCCACATTCTCTCCATGCCGCACCCCGCACTCACACGTTTGTGGGAGGCAATGTTGCTCGGTGATGGGTCGCGTGGATGCTACACAACGACATCACAACGGCTCGCGGAGGACGCAACAGAACTGCTTGCGAGGATCGGCAAGGCATGTTCATTCTCTACCAGGATGCCGAAACACGGTGTGATCAATGGCAGAACGGTTCGCGCCAAACATCTTCAGTACATAATCGCCGAACGGCAGGATTCCGTTGCGTCCATCACGAACGGCAAGAAGGAATATCTCTGTCATGAGCAAGAGTACCATGCAATGGTCTATTGCGTCACGGTGCCAATCTCAACGCTTCTCGTGAGGCGCAACCACAAGACAATGTTCTGTGGAAACTGCGACACGGTGCGCTATCTCATGATGTACCTGAAAGGACCGAAGGATGAACCTCCTCCCGCTGACAAACTTCCCGAGCACTACGAAATGTACGGCGCAAACACTTCGGACGACGTTAGGGTCGTCAATAGTCTCGATCCATTCAGCGCGTGACCTTGAGGAAATCCAGAAGACTCTGCCGTCCCGCTTCCGAATCAGGATCTCCGCGGCGAATATGGCGCGCCTCAGTCTTCGACAAATAGTGGTGTTCAATACAGCCGCCGCCGCGTTCGTTGCGTGGGCGACGACGATGAATTACCGTCTCGCCGTATACCGTGACACGAACACGGCGGTGGCTGTATTGAACACCACTATTTGTCGAAGACTGAGGCGCGCCATATTCGCCGCGGAGATCCTGATTCGGAAGCGGGACGGCAGAGTCTTC